AATTTTGTCTACAAAAAAGCAAAAGAAGCGTTATTGAATGGCGACATAGACGTCACTGCAAATCAATTAAAAGTCCTGCTCTTGAAAAAACCAGAATACACTCCGAACCAAAATACCGACCAATACGTAAGCGACGTCCCTGCAAATGCGATAGTCAGCAGGTCCGAAGCGGTCACTTCCGTGACAAGTACCAATGGAACTTTAGATGGAGATAACGTAATCATATATGGATATAACGGATCAGCTTTTGACGCCATAGCCCTTTATCAGTATCAACCATCTGATTCCAACGCAAGACTCATATTTTATATTGACACGTCGGATGGATTGCCTTTTGCGGGTTTAAATGCAGTTAGTTCTGTTACTATATTTTGGAGCGAAGACTCTACGAAAATTCTATCTATTTAAGGATTTAAAGTGGCAATACAGTATCCGTCAGCTCTAGATAATTTTATCAATCCAACGGCAACAGACAAACTTGATTCCAACACCGTACCTCACCATCTTCAGCATTCTAATTTAAATGATGCAGTAGAGGCAATTCAAACAGTATTGGGTATAAATCCAGCGGGGTCTCATCTTACGGTAAAAGACAGAATAATTGCCGCGGAAACCAATATTTCTAATCAATCAGTATTAAATGGTTTAACAGATGTTACTATTAATTCTGTAAGTAATGGGCAAGTATTACGTTATAACGGAACCGCCTGGGTCAATTACAATGAAGAGAATTTAGTAGACGGAGGGAACTTCTAGACATGGCAAATACACTGAGAATTAAAAGAAGGACGTCTGGCGCAGCTGACGCACCATCTAGTCTAGAAAACGCAGAATTAGCTTTTAATGAAGTTGGCGATGTACTTTATTACGGAAAAGGTACAGGTGGCGCAGGGGGAACAGCAACTACCGTTGTACCAATCGCCGGTTCTGGAGCATTTACTACTTTAACAAGTAATCAAACAATTTCTGGAGACAAAACTTTTACTGGAATCATAGCTGTTCCAACTCCGTCAGCCAATACTCACGCAACAACTAAGCTTTATGTAGATAATTTAATTTCAAATGTAAACGCCAACATAAGTGCAGTAGCAACTTCTTTCACCGCAGCTGGTGATACCGGTAACGTATCAATAACTTCTGGAACTGACACATTGACGATAGCCGGTGGAACTGGACTTACTTCAGTCGCTGGCGCAACTGATACGATTACAATTAATCTTGACAATACTACAGTAACTGCTGGATCGTATGGCTTAGCAAATAGTGTCGCAACGTTTACTGTAGACGCACAAGGTCGTCTCACAGCAGCTGGAACCAGCCTGATATCAATTAATGCTGGACAAATTGTGGGCTTTACTGAAGATGCACAAGATGCTGCGGCAGTTCTTTTGACAAATGGAACTCATTCTGGAATATCAGCTAGTTATGATGATGCGAATTCAAAAGTCAACTTAACTAACGAAGGTGTCTTGACAGTAACTGGTACTGGAAATCAAATAGCAGTTTCGGCTGCAAATGGAAACGTTACATTATCGCTAGCAAATGACGTAACTATACCCAATAATCTAACTGTAACGGGCGATCTATTGGTTCAGGGAAATACGACTACATTGAATACTTCAACTTTGGCTATTGAAGATAAAAACATAGTCCTTGCCAACACTGCTACTCCTTCAGATAGTTCGGCTGATGGAGCAGGAATCACAGTAAAAGGATCCAGTGACAAGACTTTCAATTGGGTTGACTCAACAGACGCATGGACATCTTCGGAATACATGGATCTTGCGTCAGGAAAAGCCTACATGGTCAATGGGGCAGTTGTACTTTCGAATACTACGCTTGGTTCTGGAGTTGTAAACTCTAGCCTTACATCAGTGGGCACAATAACCAGTGGCACATGGAATGCAAGCACTATATCAATAAGTCATGGTGGTACAGGGGCAACATCTGCGGCAAATGCAAGAGTTAATCTTGGTTTGGAAATAGGAACGAACGTACAAGCTTACGACGCAGAACTTGCTGCCATAGCTGGCCTGACCTCAGCAGCAGATAAGCTTCCATATTTTACTGGTTCTGGTTCGGCGGCTTTGGCTGACTTGACTTCATATGCAAGAGACTTGATAGCAAGCGCAAACGCTGCAGTTGCAAGGACAACTCTTGGCCTTGGCACAATTGCAGTACAAAGTGCAAGCAACGTATCAATAACTGGTGGCTCCATAACAAATCTTACAACGTTTGACGGAATCACAATTGATGGCGGGACTTTCTAAAATAATTAAAAGCAAAGGTAAATAAAAATGCCGACGCCTAATATTGTCAAAGGGCAAATAGCCATTGATCCCTACAAGGGAATTTTCTATTATAGAAACAATGCAAACACTCTTGTAAACACTTCATTAAACTGGTCTCAACCCACAGATTCATTGATTCAAACTGAAGACAGTGTACAAATAAATTCAGATATTTCGGTTTCTGGTAATTTGACAATAAATGGAAACACCACGACTTTAAATACGGAAACTTTAACAGTTGAAGACAACATAATAATATTGAATTCTGGAGTAACCGGATCTCCGTCTTTGAATGCCGGTGTTGAAGTTGAGCGTGGAACTTCAAACAACGTTGTGATTCGTTGGAATGAAAGCACAGACAAGTGGCAGTTTACAAATGATGGCATCAATTACTACGATATCGGTTCCGTAGAAACGGCATCAATAAATGATCTTTCAGACGTAGTTCTTTCAAATTCAAGCAATGGTGAATATTTGCGTTACAACGGATCAAATTGGATAAACGATGTAATTAATCTAGGCGCCGACACAGCCGGTGATTATGTGAGTAATCTAACTTCTGGTTCTGGAATAACAATAACCAATTCTGGTGGAGAAAATTCCAATCCCACAATAGCCGTAACTGCTAATACTTTCGATGCCTTTGGCGCAGCTGCAACAGCGTATGCAAATGCAATTTCCTATGCAAACTCCATATCATCCAATACATACGCAAATGCAGTAGCTTATGTGGATTCTAGGACATTGGACAATTTATTTGATGTAAATGTTTCGACAGCAGCAAGCGGTGACTTTTTAAGATACAACGGCAACACATGGATAAATGATCCAGTAGATTTAAGTACAGATACCGTTGGAAACTATGTTCAATCACTTGTATCTGGAACAGGAGTATTTCTTTCAAATAATTCTGGCGAAGGTTCAACTCCAACAATCTCAATTGGTCAGGATGTATCAATCTCAGCAAATGTAACTTTTGACACCGTTACCGCAAATTTTATCGGAAATATAACTGGAAACGTTTCGAGCATATCAACTCACAATATTGATGAATTAGCCGACGTAGTCATAACCTCCGCTCAAAACGGGCAACTTCTTCAATATAACGGAAGCGCTTGGGTTAATAATGTTCTTCCAACCAACGCTTTATCTACGGCATCTATAAATGATCTTAGTGATGTGACCATATCTTCTCCTTTAGATGGAGATTTCTTGCGTTGGAACGGTGCAACGTGGATAAATGATGCAGTTAACCTTGGCGTGGATACAGACGGAAATTATGTCGAATCTTTAGTCGCTGGAAATAACATCGTTCTTTCAAATGAAATAGGTCTTGGCTCACTTTCTCCAGAAATAGCGGTGTCAGCTACTCCAAGCTTTACCTCTGTATCTACAACTACCTTGAGTATTGATGGAATTGAAATTGATCCAACTGGCGCAAACAGCAATGTTCAAGTATTAAGATTTGATACGCTTACAAATAAATTTATTCCAGGCTTAGCTTCAACAGTCGCTGCATTGGCTGACCTAACAGATGTAAGCAATACTGCTCCAGTAATTGGAGATTTTCTTTACTGGGACGGTACACAATGGGCTCCTTCAATACCGGCAACTGGTGTTCCAACAGTTTCAGATACCGCTCCCGTTTCTCCGACTCTTGGTCAATTATGGTTTAATTCCAGTAGTGCAAGAACCTTTATTTATTATGATTCTCAGTGGGTTGAGGTCGGAACAGTAGCCACAAATCCAGATTCTGTGGTCAGTAAAGTAAGTCAAGCAATAGGAAACGGCGCAAGCTCATATAGCATAGTTCACAATTTAAATACTAGAAACATAGTCGTAGAAGTATATGATAATTCAACTTACGAAACAGTAACCACCAGTATAGCTAGAACAACTTTGGATTCTATAACAGTCTCTTTTGCAGCCCCGGTTTCGGCAAACGCGTATACCGTGGTTGTAATTGGATAGCTTGACTTTTTATAATTTTTATTATAAACTGTTGCAATGTGATGTTAGTATAATATAAATAAATATTACTATAACTCATGAGCTTAAAACACATATTACAAGGAGACGTCCATGCCATTTAGTGGTTCCATATTTGCTGTAAACAACACGCTCTTGCTCAAGAGGTCTGACGAAGCCAGTAACGCTCCAGAAAGC